CTGCTTATTATATGGGTTCCCCTGGTGCCCCATCTGAGAAATGGTCTGGTATTAGACAAATGAGCGACGCTGATTTTAATAGTGCCATAAATAATCGTGGAGGAATAGATAAAGATATGTTAGATAACATAGCTGAGTATGACAAGGCTTTAGGAGATCTTCAAAAAACTATGACAGATCTAAAAGTATCTATGATACCTTTAATAAAGGCTGCTACTGCAATTGTTAAAGCTGTTACTTTTATTTTAAATCCCGTTAAGATGCCTGAGGGTTTTTGGAATGGTGGTAAAAAACCTGAAGACTTAAAAGATAAATCTGCAGAAGCTGCAGCTAGAGCTGCTAAAGATATGAAAGAGGCTGCTAAACAATTTAAAGATGGTGTAGATGGTTATACCGGTAAAACTGGGACTGTTGGTGGGGGACGTCGTGGAAGTCATTCATTACCACCTGGTTGGGGCTATATGAGTAATCAGCAATATTTAATTGATATGGCTGAGAATCTTGGAGCATTTGAATTCTAATGGAACAAGTAACACCTAATAAAAAGATTGAAATCTATTTAGATGAAAGTAGATTAGGAGTTTCAGAACCTGCCTTCGAATATGGAAGGCAGGCTTCTGCTTTATTTGCATCCACAGATACTTCATCTTGTGGGATTATTTTCAGATCTGGATGGGAAGTTAAATCTTATGCAGATTTTGAAGATGCTATTTTTGACAGGCTTGAAATTCAAGATTCAGTTATTGATACTTCTGATGCTGAATATGATTCTACTCTGGTGTTTGGGTTTCAATCTAGAAAACCAAGCAATGCTAATATGCTTAATGTTAATGCTGGGGCCTCATCAAATCAAGCTTCTCAAGGTCATAAAGCATGGAAAAGACAAATTCAAGCTGGTCACGATTTAGCTAATATAACTTTATCTGCTGACGTTGACGCATTTCCTTATCCTGACATAGATGATAATGCAATTGCAATGGATCCTACTATAACTGTAGATAGGGTTTTTAAAACCATATCTAATGATTCAGTAGACTCTTCATTTATATTTATTATAAGTATCATAGAACCTATCCATGTTATAGCTGGTTTAAAATTTAGACTATATTTTAATGCTAACTCCGGAGAAACTGTAGAGAATGGAATTAAAGTAACTGGAACTGGACAATATTGCTGGCTTGTCAGAAGTAATCGTGCAGTTCTTATGGAGAAGTTAGTTGGTAATGATAATCATTGGACTAAAAGACATGAATGTTTTGGTAATTGGTTTAATGATAGCAATTCATCAATGACCATTAGAATCATTAAATCTGGATCATGTTATAAATCAAGTGAAGGTCCTAATGGTTTTATTAAAACTAGATTTATATCTACTAATAATTCTGTTACAGGAAGTCCGACAGATATAATTAAAAGTATTCACGCAATACTTACCAAGACTCCTTCTGAATTTGAAGATCATTATATGGTACCTGGTAGTCATCAGGCCACAACTTTATCCCCACTACGATTAGATATTCGTAGAGATATGATGGGTGCTTTTTCTTTTATTAGATATAAGTACAGAACTGAAGGTCCATATATTGCAAATGATTCTGTATTTAGTTTAACAGATTACCCCACTGATGGTCAAACAATACTTCTCAACTGGGATTATTGTAAAAAAGATGGCACAGATCTGATCTGTAAATTATATAGAAACGATATTAATGTTGAGTTAGATGTTAATTCTTCAAATTTAACTAACAACAAAATTTTGTATAATTTACCTGAGGGTGTTACTGAATATTTTGTAAAATGTTTTTGGTATTGTTCAGATTTAAATTCTCCACGATTAAATTCTTGGAGAGTTAAAAAGTCTGCATATCTTCAGCAATCAGGTACGACTGGACATAAATTAGAAACAGCACCATATTATAAGACATCTATTATGTCTTTTAATTATTCATCTGCAGAAAGAGCATGGGCACAAGAAGATTTTAATTTTGTTGTTGCTGATCCTTTAGATACTCTATCGTTGTTTACTGCTAGGACTGTAATTCCAGTAAAAGTAATAAATAAAGATACATCTAATGGGAAACAAAACATTATGTTTAGAGGATACACAGTTCGTGTTAGTGCTGAGAGGCAATCTTCTAAAGATGGTGTATTCCCTAAAACAGGATGGAACATCTTTACAGCTATGTGTAAAGGTCAGTGGAAAATATTAGCCTCCACTACAGTTGATACTCCAATTACTACAACCTTTTATTCTAAAGGTGACGTTGATATGAATGGTAATGTTGTAACTGATGATGGAACTCCATACCTAGCATCTGAATTTGTTAGATCATTTATTAGTAGGGCAGGTTATGACTATTATAATGATTTTGATTTCCCCACTGATATACCTATTAGAGTATTGGCTGGAAGTAATCTTGATTTTTCAAATACAGTTGATATGCTTGAAATTAATGGGGATGTAATTGAAAGCATTTGTAGGGATTACCTAGCTCATGTTTTGATGCGTGATGAAAATATAGGAACAAATGGTAAATGGATATTAGTTCCACCCAAGGTTGCACCTTTTACTAATCTATGTAATTTTATAACCTCAGGTCCACAAGTGAGTGTAGGACAAAAAAAGTTAAATGCTTTTCTTCCTTCTTATTCTGGTATGACAGATCCTAATGTAGATAGTGCAACGTATGGTCAAGTTATACCCCATTGTAGTATAAGATCTAAAAGTTTTAACACTACTGTACTTGAACCTGAATGTAATTGGCTACTTGTATCTGGTATTGGTGAATTTAGTAGTAAATCTCCAAACATGACTTATGCAGTTGGTTATAATCCTATAAGTTATAATAGACCTGGAGAAAATACCGCCGATCCTAATCATCCTGATTATATTGGTTGGAGAAAACCCATGTGGGTAATTGATCCCTCTTTAACAGGTCATAATCCCTATAAAGTTCAAGCTGTATTATCTACGGTATGGAGACGAATTGCATATCTATCATTTCATGCTATTAAAATGTGTACATTTGTAGCTCCAATGATTGAGATACCTCATGAAACAAATACTAATGCAACTAGAATTTTAAGGTATGGAGATCCAGTGCTTATTGATGGAACTCAATTTTTAATTAGAAATGTAAATCCTTCATTTAAGAAAAACGGATTGCAATACGCGTCATACGAATGTGAAGGATATAGGTCTTTATAATGCAGGCACAGAAAAGATTACAAGATTGGGTAAAAGAATTAGCTAGGAGGACTCACGGTCAAACTGGTGATACTAGACTTGTATTTGGAAGACAATTAACTTTCATGCATAGTGCATCGCAAATGGCTCAATTTCCAATGGGTGATTCTATTCAAATGCAAGATATGGTTTCAGGTTCTTCAACTTTTGGAATGTTTTATTCTTGTGTTGATATAGATGTAGTAGATGGTGGAGTTGTTAGATGAGTAGTAACGGGAGGATAAGGTTCAGGGATAAAATAGAAATAAAAATAAAAAGTGCTGGATCTTTTACTGGAACTGATTATTCGCATGAAGCCAAAGCTTCAAGCCTGTATGCTGTTGATGTCAATAATTTATTGACTGGTTTATCTGTATATATTAAATCAGTACATACCCCCACTACAAATTCTTGGACTGCAACTTATAGAGGGCCTAATGAACCTTTTGGTGGATATACTGTAAGTGGCAGTACATTTAAAAATACTTTATCTATGTCTTGTGTACTTGAAGATATTAAAGCTTATGCTACAAGATTTAGTAAGATAAAAATAGTTGTTGGGTCTATTAAAATATATGTTGATGATGTTTTATCTACTACACTTGCAGGATTTGATATTACAAGTGATGCTATGGGTCCTATTTGGGGACCTATATTTTCAGGCTTAGTTAAAGTTGAAGGAGGTGCAACAGCTCAAGTTACAACTTCATTTATTGGTCCTCCTACTTATGGTTCATATGATTTAACTTCAAGTGCAGTTTCAACTGTATCTGGGGGTTGGAGATTTATGGAAAATGGTAATTGGTATTCGCATGATGTAATACTTCCAGATATCTCTAATGAAGCACCTAAATGTGGAAAATCTCTAGGTCCCCCTCCACCTGCTCCACAGTTTACTATATGTACCCCATTTGATATACATTTGACTAACTGCGTTATTTCAAATAATACGTGGGGTAATCATATAAACAGTGTTCATTCTATACATAAGAGTGCTTACAGTACTTCAAGTAGTGGTTTTGGAGACCATTCTGAAGAAGAAAGAATAGGAGGATCTATACATTTTATTCCCAAATTAGCTAGAGATTTGGCTAGAATAAATAAAGATTTTGGTGCGTCTATATTTAGATGGGCTACGCCTCGTTGTCAGTCTAATTCGTCACGTGAAATTGCTTTGATACATTTAGGTGGAGGTGGAAATAAAAATGGAAGCACTGTCACTAATAAAATATCAAATATAGTTCAACATAGTTCAGCTAGGGCAGAAGAAGTATTTAACGATAAATCTGCAATTGAATCTATGTTAGATGTTATCCCATATAGTTTGATAACTGTATCTCACTTTAAATATGTAAACAGTGAGGATTATGATGGTAGTGGAAATGGACATCAGGATAGAGATGTTGAAGTATTTTCTTTTGAATATCCATACACTGTAGAAACATATCATGAGGGCACAGCTCCATATATGCATCATGATAATAAAATTGCTAGGTATTGGAATACAGTAGCCAATCCTTGGTGGAGTTATGGATATGTGTCTGGTAAATGGAATCTATATGGATCTCCAACTAATTGGGCAGATTATTGGGGGCCAAGCCGTGAACAATACCTTGCTGAAGCTAAGAAAAGAAATTCAGTTATAACAGATACTTTAGAAGCTTCAGCACACACTCCATTTTTAGATGCATTTAATTCTAATGGTGAAAAAGATGTAGACGGTAATCCTGTTGGTTTAAGGTGGGTAGGTATGTGTAGATGGATTAATCAAACTATTACTCCCCCTACTTCTGTTGCATTAGATGAAACAAGTAGTACGTTGTGGTCAGTAAAAGATTCTTTAGGTTCTATTACTTTTAATCATACTAATATGGTTATATCATCTACAGTATCTGAATTAGAGGTTACTCTAGTGGTAAATACTTTTGACATACCTCCATATATGTATCCTTCTATATGTGATAGGATATTCTTAAACTGGTCTCCAACTAATGTATCTTATATTAAAGTATACTCTGTTGGACGTGGTGGGCATGAAGAATTATATAAATGGAATATATCTGATACTGCAACTGAACGTAACCATATTTACTATCATCCAAAAGTAGCCGATAACAAATATGCTGGTTCATGGGCTACAGATAATGGTTCTGGTATTGCAGATGATTTAGGAACAGACTCTCTAGGATCTGGTATTAGTTCATTAACTATGTCAGGATCTGATACCGCTGAAAATTTCATGCTGACTGGAGATAGAACTCAAACTAAAATAAAATTTTTAATAGGGTTTACATCTACAGCATCAACAGTAACTTTAAACTATCCGACTTTTTATAAGTGTGTAAATACTAAAAGACAGGTATGGGAAAATGGCAGTGCCGTAGCGACTATATTTAATGATGGTCCAGGAGTTAGGCTTGGTAATAATCTATATTATTATGGAGGCATAAACATTCCTCCACTTGTAAATGGAATTCCTTATAAAAGCACAGTTATAGATTGGTTAATGGATAGAAGATGCTTGTTAGAATCTGTTCATCCATATACAGGTGGCGCAGTAGATTTGACAACTGAATTAACTCAGCTATATGATACTTTTGAAGTTCAATCAATAGCCTCAGTAGACGGTAATACTATTTCTTCCTTGCTTCCTGTTGCAGATAATAATCCAAAATGGGTTTGTGCATTAACAAATGGAGCATCTGAAATTCCGCCTTGGTCTGCATTTGCACATAATATAAGAGATAGTGATTGGAATGAAATTCCTGGAAGTTTCTTTGGGGGTGTTTGGTCAATGTGTCAATTACCTAGAAAATTAGTTAACTCAGGAAATTTTCCTGCTATACTAACTAATCCCTCTAATACTATACAGTCTACATTGTTATACACTTTAACAAATTGGAAAGTGACAGGTAGTGAACCTATTGTTGATAATTATGAAATATCTAATTGGAAAGTAAAAGTTAATTCTACTGAGTATGCTAAAGTAAATCCTTGGCATGGGTACACTTCAATTATTGATGGTGGAGGTTCTGACTACACAGAAACTGGTGGAGTAGCAATTGAACATAATAAATTTAATGGCGAGTATTGGTACGCTTTTGTAACATCTGGAAACCTATTTGTTGGTAGATCAAAATTCTACTTCCCCACTATAGATGACAGTATTACTCAGGTGACTTATTCTAATAATAGTAGTAAGCCTTGTTTAATGTTTGCTCCTAATGGTGTCTTATATATCGTCTATAACTCTGGTTCCAACGTTGTTTACAGAACATCCACAGACCAAAGTCTAACTTGGAGTAGTGAAATAATTTTGTTTTCTGGAAAAACTAACGTACGATCAACTGTTAACGATTTTAATAATGACATTGTATTTTCTGCTTTTGGATATATTTCAGGGTCTTCTGGTCCTGGTTATCTATATGTAATACCTTATGGTGGAGGTGATATATCTTTGCCATCTGAGGTAATAGCTAAAGATTCAACTGGAGCCAATCTTCGTTTAGCAGATAATTCATATGATCTAAATTTCTTAGCTGGTCAATTAGTTTTAATGTGTAATAAAGATGGAGATTCATTTTATTCCCACTATTGTTCAAAAGACAATGGTTTAAGTTTCGATAAGGTGTTTTAAATGACAGTAAACTATCTAGGATCTCAGGTTCCTGTTCCTCAGTTAATAACTAACAGGATGTTTATATCTGATTACAATGTAGGATCTGCTTTACCGGATTATGTTGGTGCATTTCATGTAGAGACAGGAGATACATTTTGGTCAAGCAAATTTAATAGAAATGCTGCCTACCTAGATGTTATTGCTCAGTCTGGGTGTGGAATGATAGCTATATCTAATGGTTTAGATATATCAACTGTATCTGGTTTAACAGTAAGTGTATCGGCAGGTACTGCATTAATCAATGGGGTAATTCAAAATAAAAACGCGACTAACGTTGTAGTAAATAACAATACTACAAATTATGTCTGGTTTAAAAAAGATGGAACATTTGAAGTAACAACTTCTGTTACTCCTCCAGCTTCCATGCCTTCTGTTTATATTGGACTTGTAGTAACTGTATCTGGTTCTGTTACAGTATGCGATAAAACCGGAGTTGTTTTTAATAAATCTGGTTTAATGTACCGTGAAACAAATGATACATCTATCCCCACTGGAACAATAGATTCTTCGCTTGTTGTAATAACTAAAACAAAATCTGGAAGTTATATTTGGGATGGTGTTGTATATAATGCCATATCTCCCGTTAAAGAAGTACAATCTGTTACTTCTAATAAGTCTGAAACTACAGCAGATAGAAATTCTGTAGTTACAAATACTGGGGCTTCCTCTAAACCTATAATCACACTTGAAGCTGCCTCTATTGGAGTTGTAAGACAATTTATTGTTACTGATTCTGATGGCATTAGGATAAAAGCTAATAGTGGGGATACTATACGTGTAATAAATAACATTACAGCTTCAGCCGGATATGTTGAATCCACAGCTGTTGGTGCTTTTATTACTTTAATATGCTATTCATCAAATTCATGGATTTGCTCTAATTTTTGTGGCCCTTGGACTAATGGTACTTGGACTGCTCGACCGAGTGATATTTTCAGTTAAAATGGAAAACACAGAACATTTAGAACATACAGAACATCACAGTGAAGTTCCACCATCTAATAAATTACAATTTGATGGGAGAATATCTATTGGAAATGTCATAACATTTGTATCGGCAGTATTCCTTCTTTGCTCTGGTTATATAAAACTAGATGAACGAAGTAACACTAACGCTGAAGGGCTTGCAAAAGTTCAGAAACAAGTAGATGATAATAACATAGAACATCTAAAAGCTTTTGAAAAACTATCTGGTAATATGAATGAGATAGCCAAAATTTTAGTTGGTCTAAGCCACGACGTTCAAAATATAAAGGAAACAGTAAAGAAATAACATGGGACAAGATTCTCAATATCTATCAAGTCGTCCAACTTTAGTAAATGGACAAACTGTAGTTCCACAAACTGATGTTACAGGTAGCGCGCTCGCAACTTTGACAAGTTTAATTGCTGGTGAAGATCTAACAAATAATGTATTAGGCGTTACTAGCAAATCTGTAGTGTCTGCTACTTACTCTAGGTCTACTTATTGTTCAGTATCTAGCGGTTCTCAAGTAGTTTCTGGTGTAGTTAAATCTAGCGCAGGTCAATTACTTTCTCTAAATGTGAGTAATGCTAACGCTTCTGCTAGATATTTATGGATAAAAAACTCAACTGCCGCACCAGCAAGTGCTGAAGCTGCTAATCTTCAAGTTCATGTTTTTTATCTCCCACCTAGTTCTAGTCTTGATCTATCTAAATTTTTTCAAGACACTGGATTATATTTTTCTACTGGTATATCTTGGGGAATTTCTACTTCTGCAACTTCTTATACTGCTGGAACCGCTTCTGATCACTTAGTAAATGCTGGATACCTTTAAACATGGCAATAATTTATGTATCTGGAGATGCTACTAATGGTTACGTAATTGGTAGCGATGTTAATAGTGGAGCATCTAAATCTTTACCTAAATTAACTTTAGAAGGTGCCCAATCTGCCGCTACTGCTGGAGATACTATTATGATGAATAGTAGTATATTTACACCTAATAACGGTCCAGCATACCTTTCTATTACAAAAGTTTTAACATGGCAAACAGACCCAACTGCTAAAGCTGCTGGAGCAAATGCTAAATGGACATCTATCGGTACTAGAATTGTAAATGTTGGAGTTAGTAATACATTTATTGACATTGATTTCGACTCAAATAATATAACAAGATCGTCAGGAGTTATAACTGTAGGTGCTAATGCTACATTAACCTATAACAATATTCGAGTATTAAACACTCCAGGTAGTGGTAGTTTCGTATCTATAGGAGTAAATGCCACTCTCATTGGTGAGTTTATTACCATGAAACTATCAGATGGTAATTCATCAACTAGCCGTCTTATAAATATGAGTAATGCAGGAGGAAGATGTACTCTTGCTGGTATTACAGTAGATGGAATTGGTTATATACTTTTGGGGGGGAATAATGTAGCTACAGCTTTGTTTAGAACTCAATCAGCTTCTAATGGGCAAAGGAATAGCGCTAAGAATCTAAACAGAGGTATTATTTACAGTTCAGGAGCTTTACATGATCAAATAGATATTAATGATGTTGACTTTGATACTATAACTACTAGCTGTATATTTTCTGGAGATCCTACTGAGCAAGTAACATTGTTTAATGTTAAAAACTGCACTTTCAGAAATATGACCGTAGACGCTATAAGTATTTATGGAAATGTTGATACTTATGGTGGTATAAATATTGCAAATAATTATTACTCAGGTGTCCGTTCTTTATATGTCAGTAATGGTCTTGGAACTAAAAACGCAAAAATAAGCAATAATACTATTGTTCAGGCAAGCGCAACTAAAGAACCAATACAAATACAATACGGCACATCTGGAATAGAAGTATATAATAATACAATCAACTCAGATTGGACTGGAAGGTTAATTCAAATTGGAACTGATGGTCAGGTAACATTATCATCTAACGTTGCAACAGCTACAACTTTTGTAGGTCTTGGTAACACTACTTCTAAGTGGGTATCTCAGGTAGTTACTTTTACTAACCTAACTAAGAAAATACCTAGCTCAGTCAGGTTTAAATTTAATGAGGTTGGTAATCCTATTGGAGTTGTTAATTGTTACCTATATAGTGATGACGGTTCAGGTAAACCTAATGCATTAATTGCAACTTCTGAATATACATTAAATGGTTCAGATGTAACTGGAACAGATACTTGGGTAGAGTTTTGGTTTGACACTCATCCATCCTTAACATCTGGAACAGTCTATCATGCAGTTTTAAAATATACTGGTCCTACAGATGCTTCAAACTATATTAAAGTTATAGCTAATGCTACTGGTACAGTTGGTAATAGTTCTGTAGATGGTGTTACTTGGTCTGCTGGTTCATCTGTTTTGTTATTCCAATTAATGGCAGGAAGTTTTGAAATAACTAATCCTAAGATTTATGGAAATAAACTTAACCATACTGGAACTGTATCAAATCTTTGTCACGACGTATTTATAGGTGCTACACGTGGAGGTCAGATATATAACAATGAAGCCTACAATGGTGGTATCTCTTTTATATCAAAACTTGCAGATGGTTCAGACACAGTCAATTACCCCATTTTAATATATAATAATGCGGGAATTCAAGCCAAGTCTTTTCAAGATCAAAGAATGATCTTTAGAGATAAAGGTTCCAGAAATGTACAATGTTATCAGAATACATTTATCATGAATGGGAATGGAAGTAATGCTTATATTGCTATGATTGATAATGATTATGAAACTACAATTACTCCGCAACTTAACGGTCAGCCAAGCAGAAATTGTAAGTTTTATAATAACATTGTTGATGGCAGTAATTGTAGTGGAAATTCTTATGTGTATGTACTTGGTTCAAATTCAGCTGCATACCCCACTGTAATAAATCCTATGATTGACGATAACTTAGTTAATGTTGGTTCTGGATTTATAGCAGGAAGAAGTTATGTATCTTCGGCAACTCCAGTAAACTATAATACATTTGCTGATTTTCAAAATGCTGGATATGATGTAAGTGGGTATGGTGATGTATCTAACATTAATGTAAATCCTCCAACTAAGTTGAGTGATTTTGTTATCACTTGGAATTCTAAAGCAATTAATATAGGTAGAGATTTAAGTTCTATAGTGCCTAACGATTTCTATGGAAATGCCTTTAGGTTAAATACAGTTGGAGCTTTTAATGCCCCATTTAGGAATCAAATAGAAATTTCTAGAACCAATATTGATCCAGATACACGAGTTCAAAATTCTTCGAGGACTAATATAGATCCTTCTGTAAGAATTAGAACAGGTTAAATGCTACGTTTGTTTCTCTACGATCGAATTGCTTATGTGGATAGAAACACAGACAAGCTAAAAAAGTCTCAGAGAATCAAGCCAGACGCCAGGAATCGGCAATTCTCACGGTAGTCAGTCCGCCTAGTAACGGACCACAATAACAGTTAAATAATAAATAGAAATACCCCACTTATAAACAAATAAGTGGGGTATTTTGTTGTTAGGTGTTTAGAAATTTGTTAGATCATATATTGGTGTACCTTTAATTATAGTTTAATCAATTTTCATTTATGGTAAATTTACCTCTATAGTTATGGTCATTTTTCTAGTTTTACCCACTATCATCTGCAATGGGATGCTTGAAGTTATTGAACTTATGTTTTCAATATTTCTAATGTTTTCTATGTTGACACTTTTAACATTAGGAATCTCTTGAATTAAACTAGATAAAGTTTTTACCCTAGCTTCTGCGCTATCTATTTCTTGTTGAGTTTTAAGTATTGTGGCTACATAGGAATTTCTTTGAATTTTATATGCCATGTATAAAGTCTTTAAAGCATATTTTGGAAATTCAACATATGGTTTAGTTCCAATAATTGTCTCAAAAAAGTCTTCTATTTGTAGGCGTCCGGTTCTAAGGTTTTCAACTAATTCTTTAATTTGTAGCATTTTTAATCTCAGGAAATATGGATAAACTTTTTAGATTTGGCAATGGCACAACCAAAAATATATGGTAATCTACCCCACAAGTCTGTCTAATGTGATCGTTTATAATTCTGTAAGTTTCTGATCGTCGTTTATACTTAACTCTAATCCAAAAATTGTGTTCTTTATTAGAAAATTTAAACTCAGTAGAAGTCTCTGATACAACTGCAAATTCTACATAAGGAACAGTGTCGTAAAAGTTTAAAACATCTTTATCTATATCAAAAACATCAATATCCTTTGTTAAGATACATAGACAAATTCGTTTATTAGTGGGGTAGTTTTCTATATGATCTACTTTTATTTCTATCAATTTCTTTTTACCTCGGAGTATTGAACAATAGTATATGAATTTATACTCCTATAGTTAGGACTTGGATAGCTAGTATCATATAAATCTTTTCCATCCCAATATATTGGATGGAAAGTTTCAGAATCTACTCCTTCACATATGAAAACATATTCTAATTCTGCCATTATCCCATCTATAGATGCAAAATAATTAGGTACAGTTTTATGTTGAGATGTTTTTAATTCCAGTTTAATTTCATATTGACTACAATATTTTACTAAGTCTTCATTTGTAAAGTAAGAGTATGGTTTTAATCTTGGAAATAAATTACAATGACCATTTCTGTAGTGCCACATAAAAAAATCATCTAATGTTTTATTTGTAATTATCCTAGCAATAAATGGAATACATAGATGTGATCCTAATGGTTGTGGTATAAATTTTATATTATTTGACATATCAGTTTAAGTTTATTTCAACTTTTCCATCCCTAACCACTACTAGATCAATTTGCCTATTTTGAATTTTTTCAATTTCTATATCTAATAAATTATTTAACAGTGCATTAAGTATGTATCCACAAAAATTTACTTTAGCTACAGAATCCGTATCTTCTATTTGTGATGTTTCTACAAAGGTTTGCAATGCTCTCATAGTAGTTGAATATGAAAATATCACAATTTGATTAACTGATAAATTCATATTTGTCAAATGAGTTCCTATAGACTCTTCTATTGCTACTTGCACTTGACGTTTTACTGTTTCTTGTATTTCTTGTTCACTCATTTACTTCTCACAATAATCTGGTTTGTCATATAGTGGGCGATTACAGTTGATAACCAATAACTTACACACATTGATATAATAAATAATGCAATAAGTTTTAACGAATAGATGTCTTTGTCAGAGAATCCTTTTTCTTTTAGATTAATTTTCATTTTCTGTTATAATCAGATATGGAGTATAGTTTTCACTAATAAACTTTATTTCTTCTTCTATAAGTTTATCTTTATTTTCTACAAGTGTAAATAGTTCTTTTAAACTATAAGAGGTTACAGGTGAATTTAAAATTATTCTAGCAAAATCAAAAGCTAGCTCCCTATTTTGATCTGTTGGCTGAACTAAAAAGTTAGTTCCATGTGTTACAAACTCTACCCATTTTGAAAGAAAAATTTCATATTCTAGTGGGGAGTTTCGCATCATCTCTTTTAAAATTTTAGAATGATCTATCTTCATGATAATATCAGTCATAATCATACGAATTAATGTTCTATCTCTTGGAAGTACACTCATAAAATAATCCTAACTACGTCTTCTTCAATTAAATCAAATGATAGTGGGGTAATTTGAATTGTAACCCTGTTTGAAAAGTGATCAATATTAACTACTCGTCCTTCAATTGATTTTTTAACTAAGTTAACAGCATCATTTTTTATCTGATATTCCTCTTGTGGAGTTACTGAGCAGACTGTCCCTGCCGTAATTCGATTGTAGTCTAGTATAAATTTAATTTGATCGTTGATCTTACTCATTAGTTTTTTGTTAATACTCCTTGTTTTTCCAAAACGTCAAAAAGATTGTTCACAGTAAAATCAGAAATAAATCCTTTTCTACCGTTAATGTTGATAAATGGGATGTTATTCTCAACGGTCAATACAGCACTATTTTTACCGCTGACTACAATAGGTTGAGATTTAAATGTGCCTAAAATTTCTAGCCCCAGCATATGTATATATTATACCCCACTAAAATAAAATTGTCAATTGCAAGCTATATGTCGTTAAACATGATAAAAGATTAATTGTTTTTTGTTTTCTTATATTTTACCAGTCCTTTATCCGTTAGGTTCAAAGGGATTAGGGTGAGGGTACATACCCCCTTTAGGGGGTGTTTACCTATATCCGCCCTTTACCCGTCCGAACGTGCCAAAAACAATTAATCTATTTAAAAACGAGTTTCTATTTGTGTTAAACAATCTAGTGGGTGGTATACTGTATGACTGGATTTTTCATTATATCCTTGGCGTTTAAGTTTAACGCTAAACATCTTTGTACCAACTTTAAATAATGTACCGTAAAGTTCCCCATTCTCTTTATATACGTCACATCCAATAAATGCTTGACCTTTTGTATGTAATTTCATTTCTTAGTTACCAATTTAACACATACAGGCTGACCAATAGCAGGTTTTGTTTTTTCCAAAATTTTTGATTTATCTATATATTTAGTCAATGTAGGCTCACTAACTCCAAAGTGTTTTACTAAATCCATAAATTTAGTTTGTCCATTTTTCTTAACATATTCTTCCATAGCCTCAGTTATATTTGCTACAATCTTAGGCTCAGAATCTGTAAGTCTTGTTAGAATACCAGTATCAGGATTAAAAGATATTTTAAATATCTGACCACCGTCATCACTAACAAGTTTATCCTCATCACGAAAATCAAATGTTACCTTTACCCCATCATAATCTTTAGATGTATCATTAGCAACAAATAATCCAAAATCAGCTTCTCCACCAGCTCGACTACTACCACGTAATGCTTTCCATTTTTCTGTAATATTTCCTTCTTTACCAAAGTGATGAATAACAAGTATACATAGTTTTGGAGAACTATTCAAAATCTCAAACAAAGCATCCCAAATTGGGGCTGTCTCAGTTGATGAGTCCTCATTTACATTATGTAATCTTTGAAATGGATCTAAGATTAGAACTCCAATATCATTGTCAAGAATAACTTTCTTTATTCTCTTGACATCTTTAGGATTATCTAACTTATAACCAGCTTTAAAAGACCATTTAGCTTTTTCACGGTTTGGACAGCCGTTAAATACTTTTGTTATACGATCCTGAAATTTCTTTTTACTACCTTCAGTCTGAACATACATAACATTTGGTAAAGCTTTAGTAGAAGTAAACTCCCCCATTCCAAGAAATTGACTGCCAGTGTCTAGTAATGATCTAACAAGATTTAAAGCAATCCATGTTTTCTTAGACTTTTGTGCTCCACCAATAATTCCAATTTGACCAGAATTTAAAAAATGACTAACATATTCAATAAGATGGTCGTCGTCTTCTCTTTCTACTAAAAAGTCATCTGTGCTTTGTAAGTCACTAGAAGTGTGACTTGAAGATACAGTAGATAATATCTTATCAATTAAGACATCCCCACTATCAGCATTTTGAGCAAACCAATCACATATATCTTTTCCTAATTGCCTACGATTCCATTCAAGATTAAGTTGGACAAAAGAACCTTTGTGATTCTTTTCCCAATTTTTAACCATTTCAGATCCAGCAGAATCTGAGTCTGGAATAATTATAAATAAATCAATATTAGATAAATCTCTTTCCCACTCTACTTGATAGCTTGTACCGGGAGTTGCAATTATTGGAATATTAATTCCACGTTTCTTAAACTCAAACATAAGTTTAAAGTAATCGCTTTCCCCTTCTACAGCCACAGCTACCCTGCAATCAATTGGAATATTATCCAATCCAAGTGGGAGATATAATGATTTATCTAATCCTGATTTCTTACCTTCAATATTTCTAAATCGTAGACCAACTATTTGGTCATTATAAAAGTATGGAATGACAATACAGTCTCCCAAATCTTTTCCGGGTATATCTGACGCTTCCAAAAATCCAACATTATTATACTCTAATATTGAAAGATCAAAACCCTTCTCTTTACAGTAGTCAACAGCAAATGTATCTTTTAAAGACACTCGCCTAGACTTCATATACATATCTCTCCACTCAGGTTTTTCTTGAGCGTAGACAAATTTATTTGAAAAGTTATTTTCTGGGGCAGCTAGTCCATTTGCATTTCTGAAACTATCAACTTCTACCATAGCTTCTGGCATTGATTTACCAGAAATTAATGATACAAATTTAGTGGCTGAATAAGATATAGAACATGGGAAACAATGAAATACCCCATTTTTTAAATTTACACCAGCACTTTTATTAGTATCTTGATGAAATGGACATTTACAGGATGTAAACCCTTCACTTTTTAAAGACCCAAGTTCTATATATTTCTTATACAAACCAAGGTAGTCCATGCACGTTCATTGTACCATAACTCTAAATAAAAGTCAATACTTGTGTAATATTGACTTTTTTAAATAAATGTGGTATAATCAAGAAGTATGACTAATATGGAATTTAAACGAAGAGTTAAAAAATTAACTCAGATACAACTAGCAGAAATACTTGGTGTATCTCAAGCATGTATTTCGTATCTTGAAAAGGGAGTAATTAAAGTTGGATTAGACGTGATAGACAATGCAAAAAGTCATTTAGGTTTTGAAGGAACAACAGAAGAGTTTTTAAGTGAAATAAATGAGAATAATTCTAAATAATTTAAAGGATTATAATGATATATTGGCGTATGATCCTGGCGGTACTACGGGTTTCTCGCGTATACGTGTATCGCGCGAGCGTAACAGTATGGAAGTCTATGAGATAGGCGAGTTTCATACCACGGCGTTATTACGTAAACATTTATCAGAATTAAATAATAGAAAAACTTTAGTAGTTTATGAGAGCATTGTAATAAGCACAAGGGTAGCTACACAACAAACTGTAAAAATACCAATTGAAGTTATCGGAGTTATAAATTTTCTTTGCGACGAATATAAGATAATTAGGTTTGATCAAAAACCAGCAGAAAGACTTGTATCTGAAACATGGTATCCTAAATTACACAACATACCTAGTCATAGTGGAAGTGCAACAAGACATGGAGTTGTATTTGCTAGATCAAAAATGATACCGGTTAGTGAGAAATTTCCAAAACTAATATTTGATACTAAAGAATTGAATAGAAACTTTATTAAGTATTGACAAAACTTAATTAGTGGGGTATACTAGGGTTATGGCGAAAAGGATAAATTGGTCCCGCGCTACCGAAAAGTCTAAACAAGAATTAATCGTAACAAATAATGAACGACCATACGTAAAAAATTTACACATAACAGACATTGCATCATATCTAAGATGCCGACGACAATTCTTTTATGAAAAATATCTACGATTAAAGCCCATTAACTGGACTAATCCTGATTATTTTGATATTGGAACTTTAGGCCACAGTGTTTTGGCAAACAAATACACAAATAAAGATTTTGTTTGGCCTGAAGAAACCGAAAATTCATTGTTAGTTGAAGCACTAATTAAAGAATACGAGTTGTTTTATAATGATAGCCAATTTGAAGTTCTATCCGTAGAAGATCAAAGAAGTATAGTTATTGATGGACAAGAAATATTTTTTACTCTGGATATGTTGTTTACAGATTGGAGTGGTCCACAGCCTATTATTAGGATTATGGATCACAAATTCTACAATTCTTTACCAGATCCAGAAGCATTACAATTTGATTTTCAAATTACAGCTTATTTATGGTTATGTAGAGAATTAGCAATTCCTGCTAAATCGCTTGTTTTGAATTGTATTCGTAAAACTCCAAGCAAACATCCAGAAATAACTTCTACAGGAAAAATAAGTGTTTCACAAACAAGTTTAAATTCTACTAACTACCAACTATTTTTAGAGGTAGTAGATATGATGGGACACTCCCATTCAAAGTATGAAAATGAACTTCAAATTTTAAAAAATCGTGAATCTAAAGTATTTAAAAGATATAAAGAATCACGATCTGACGCTGAACTAGATTCATTTGGAGAATTTCTTAGAAAGATTGTAAAAGATATTAGACAAGATGATTTCTACCCAACTAGATCTGCTTCAGTATTTGACGGATGTATGAAATGTAAGTTTAACGATTTATGTTTGCACCAAGATAGAAAACTAAATATGAAAGCAAAGATTCATAACGATTACAAACAAAAAGAACCAGATGAACGTTAACTATTTAAAAATGATGATTTATGCCAGTCCTGGAATTGGTAAAACAGTTTTTATTGGGACTGCTACAGATTTACCTAATGTTGGAAAGATTTTATATCTTGACACAGAAGGTAACACAGATTCTATTGAATCTAAATGTCACTACGTAACTAGCGGTAATGAAATTATAAATCCAGAATCAAATAAAATTAATGTTGTAAGAATTAAATCTTATGATCAGTTTTTAAAGATTCTTGGCGTTTTAGAAGATGCCTATCAAAAAGGAAATTTTCCTTATAGTGGGGGTATTGTTGCTGTTGACAGTTATTCAGAATTAGATGAAATGTCTCTGAAACATGCAATGAAAATATCAGGAATTTTACCTACTAAAAGAGGATTTCCTGATGCCGCAATGATTCCAGAATATGGGATCTCACGCACTGCATTAAAAAATGCAATGTATAAAATGAAAGAATGGGATTGTCATTTAATTGTCACATGTAAGGCATTTAAAGATGACGATGAAAAAAGCCCAACACATAATCAGATTTTTCCATCTCTATATGGAAAGTTAAAGGAGGATATTCCTGGACTATTAAAACAAGTAGGATATTTATCTATCGTCAACAGTAAAAGATGTCTAAGATGTTACCCCACTAATAAAACTTACGGTAAAGACTGTAGTGAAGGTGGAAAACTATCTAAAGACATTTTTGACCCAACCATGAAAATGGTTTTTGACTTACGTTACGGAAATTAAAGGAAATATAAAAAATTGGCACGAGTTACAGTAAACTTTGAAGACGTCGTTTTGGAATCAGCACCAGTACCAGCAGATTGGTACAAAGTATTGATTAAGAAAGCAGAAATTAAACAACCACGAGAAGCAGAAAATTCTAAAGGAGAAAAGAAATTCCCATATCTAAATTGTCAGTTTGAAATTACTTCTGGTGCTTATGCCGGACGTATCATTTATGATATGTTTACACTAAAACCAGGTAAAGATGCACAAGGACGAACAAATAATCGAATGTTGTATAAACTTTTGACTGTTCTTGGACTTGTAGAATCTGAAGGTGAAGTAGCATTTGATGACTATGATTTGCAAGGAAAAGAAATTGATGTAAAGATTCGTATTCAAGAAGGAAAAGACGGACAAGGAGAAGTACAACAACAAAATCGTATTTCAGAAATTGAAGAACTAGGATCACAAGATACATCTGGAGTTAATTCTGTTCAAGAAACAGCTGACGTAGATTCTATGTTAGATATGTTCTCTGACGTATCAAAGGGATAAAATATCCATAATGGGGTAATGTTATTTACCCCATTAAATGTTTGGGCTTGTAGCTCAAAGGTAGAGCTGGCGGCTCATAACTGCTAGGTTTAAGGTTCGAGTCCTTACTGGCCCACCAAACAATTAAATAAGTGGATATAAATACTCTACAATATGTTAGGACTGCTATAGCTAACAGAATAAGAAAGATTAGAGCAGATAAAGAAGACTTTGAAAAAGATCCAAAAATTTTAGTTTTATATGAACTGTCTGAACATCTGGAGAATACAATAATTGAATCTACCAATAATTCAAGAACCTAAATGTGGCGGTTGCACCTTAAACACCAGAAATAAAAAGATAATTGGGGGATTGGGTGAAACCAATTCCCCTGATTTATTTATTATAGCTGAAGCTCCTAGTTCTGAAGAACATTACAATGATACAGCTTTTAGCGGCAGGTTTAATAAAATGTTGCTAAAAGTTATATCAGAGTTAGAAACAAAATTAGATCGTAAGATAAATGTATATGGAACTTATGCGGCTAGTTGTAGACATTTTTCAGAGAGAGCCCCAACACAACACGAATTAATGTGTTGTAATAATAGACTTGTTTCTGAGATTCAAGCATATAAACCTAAAGCAATATTGATCCTAGGTTTAAATGCTGCTTCCTTCCTAACTGATGCTAAATCTATTTCATCAGCTAGAAATAAAGTATTCAAATTCCAAGACATCCCCACTGTAATAACATATTCACCATCTTTTGTATTTGCTAAAGGTAACAGCACATCATTTCAATCATTTGTAGATGATATAGTGTTAGCTATTGAAGCACCATTAGAGAAGAAATATGATTGGGGTAAACGAAATTACAAAGTTGTAAACAATGAAAAAGACTGTATCGAATTATTTAAAACTATTGGTAAGTCAGGTGAGCGAGTTTCTCTCGATATTGAAAACACTTCTGGCTTTAACCCTTATGCTGCTTTTATATTGTATGTGGGTATTAAACATAGCTCTGGAACATACATTATTCCAAACAACATTTTCAAAGCTTGTAAGGAACATTTTAACCCAAATACAAATGTAATAGTACACAGGGCCGCACATGAGTATAAGTTCTTTGCAGTTCATTACGACATTTGGTTAACAAACATAGATGATACATTATCTATGTTCCATCAATGTGATGAGCGTACAAACGTTTATGCAGACAAAGATCTTAAATCATTAGGCAAACTTTTAGTAGATGCTCCAGATTGGGATGAAAATATTCATAAATACATAAATAGAATGGAGCAAGCTCCAATAATGATGCTGTATGAATATCTTGCATATGATGTGGATGTTACATATGCTATTGAGCCTGTAATAAAAGATATGCTCGTTAAAGATAATACTTTGGAAGCGTATGAAAAAGTAATTAGGCCATCTATTCCATTCCTAAATAAGATGTCTAATCATGGTATTAGAATTGATCTTGATTATGTGGAGGTAATTGATAGAGAACTTACGGAAGATTTAAATAATATTAAAGAGCAATTTGGAAAGTTAACAAGTAAAGATATAAACATAGGAAGCCCATTACAATTAGCAACATTACTTTATGATGAAATGGGGTATCCGTATGATAGTAAAAAATCCACAAATGAAAAAACACTTGTAGAATTGGCTACTAAGTTTCCAGAAGATACTGAAGTAATTGATTTAATTCTTGCTTATAGAAGTACATCTAAATTATTATCTACATATGTAAAAGGTATTTATGGCCATGAACATAATGGTAAATGGGTAGATGGCTTATGTAGGCCTGATGGTAGAATACATGCTGAATTTAAATTGGAAGGTACATCTACTGGGCGATTATCAGCTGAATTAGTTCAAACAATTCCTAGTAGAAAAGGACCACTAATTAAGAAAATGTTTTTACCTGATGATGGTATGGATTTAATTGAGTTAGACTATAAACAACTTGAGTTGCGTATGGGTGCCCATATGAGTGGTGATAAAGTTCTTACTGATTATATTAATAGCGGGAACGATATGCACACTGATATGGCTAGACTTATATTTGGAATACATAACATTACTAAAGACCAAAGATTTGTTGCTAAATCTGGAAACTTTGGTGTTATGTATCGTATGGATGAAAAAGCTGCCTTTTACAATCTTAAAAAAGAATTTCCAGCTATGACTATGGAATTAGCTAAAAAGATTGTCGATATGCCACGTGATAAATTCAGACAACTATTTTTCTGGTCAACTTCTATGTTGGCTCAGGCTATGGAAGATCACTATACAACTACAATTTTTGGTAGGAAAAGAAGATTCCCACTAATACATGAGGGTAATTATGATGAAGTATTAAAACAAATGTCTAACGCAGGAATTCAAGGCTCTTCAAGTGATGTAAACTTGTTGGCCGCATCAAGATGTGATAGAGAGTTACCAATTAATAGCCACCTATTAGTTCATGACTCTTATGTAGCATCAATACCTAAAGGATTTGATCCTAAAGAGATAGTACAAAGAATGGAAGACGTACCGTTTAAAACTAATGTAAAGTTTGAAGTTGAATATAAAGTTATGGACAAGTGGGGAGGTTAGTATGATGATTTGGAATTTTATAATCTGGTATATACTGATAACTTTGGTATTTGCATTTTTACAAGTACGTAGGATGACAAGCCGTGAGTTTTTAGAATATTTAGACAGAAAAGAAGAAACAGAAAGAACAACTCAAGAAGATTTAAAATTAAATACCGCTACTAAAGATTTAATATTGAACAGTCCTGTTAGGTTTACTGTATCATTGGTTATTGTTTCTTTAATATGGCCAGTATTCTTATTCGTTTATTTAAAAGCTAGAATTAGCTAGGGTCCCCTTTTTCCAATATATGACACCAAGTTTCTATGTCCGCATCCTTTGTTCTATAGTTCCCAATGATTTATGTGAGATTTGTTCTTACAGTAAACCACCTCCACATAGTAGTACATTTTATATTCCAGCATGGAATAGATTAGAGCATTGTTCTTCTTGTGGAAGACCTTGTGATGTTGTAATGCAATATGTAAATCTAGAACCAGATCCAAATGATAGTAATATCGGAGTAGGTTTGAATAATTTTAGGGGGCTACCTAAACATAAAAAAGTTCCTAAGAACATGCCATACAGAAATAAGGAAACAATGTTAAAAATAGAACCACCTAAGTTTCCAACGTCTAATTGGTATGACAATTACTGGATTGATTATTATGAAAACAATACAGATGATTTTAAACAATCTCAACCTGCACCAAATTATGTTGCTAAAAAGCCTAAACCAGTAAAACCTAAACAATCTATGAAAAAGGAAAAAGATATATCTATGTTCCAAAGACTCATAAAAGAAAAGAATAACGGCTAATTATTGCCACTTGACAGAATAGAAGGTATGTGCTACGCGCGCATTCCTTCTATTCTTGTTTTTAATGGTCACCACAAAACTTTTAATTATAAAAACAATTAGTTTATAAGAATTGACTAAAAATCTATAGTGTGGTATACTAGGGTTATGGCGAAAATGACGCTTCAACAAAAGTTTTCTCAGTTGGCCGCTGAAAGAATTAGTTCAACAAATAAAGTGGTAGAAGATACTAAAACATTTGATTTTAGTAAATTCCCCACTATGTATGAATACCAAAAAGCTGGCGTAAAGTTTCTATCTAATCCTAAGAAGCATCGTTCAATTTTAGCTGATGGTATGGGATTAGGTAAGACATTGCAAGCTATTGGTGCTTATTACAATCACGATAAATCAGGTAACGCTAAGCTTTTAATTATCACTACAAAAAATGCTAAAGCTACCTGGCGCCGAGAATTGTTTAAATGGTTGAAGCGTGATGATACTTGTATTATTGAATCTACAGATGGCATTATGGGTGCTACACAGAAAATTCTTTTAAATAAAGCACCAATTGTTGTAGTCAACTTTGAAAGTATGGCTAATCTAAAAGATTTAATTATGTCGCAACCGTGGCATTTTATTGTTGTTGACGAAGCGCACAAATTGCGTAATCGTGATACTAAAATGTTTAAAGCTTGTTTAGAAGTATTTAGACATTTTCAAATGATTCCATTAAAACTGTTGACAGGTACACCGTTAATCAATAAGCCACAAGATTTGTTTTCACTATTACAATGTCTTTATCCTTCCTCTTTCACTTCTGAATCTGAATGGATTGATAATCATTTTTGGGTTAAGACAATGTTTGGTGAGCAATCTTATAAAGAAGTAACTTCTAAGAAAAAAGCAAATGGTGGTACAGGTAAGTTAACTTATACACATAAAAATCAAGAAGAGTTTAAAAAGTATATGTCTAAATATATGCTTCGACGAACTCCAGAAGATGTTTTAGATTTACCTGATTTGATGGAAGAAATTATTCCTATTGAATTGACCGGTAAGCAACTTAAAATGTATGAAGATATTCGTGATTTGTGGGCTGCTGAATTTGACGGTAAGGAATCTGTATCAATTACTGTAGTTATTGCACAGATTCAAAGGCTAAAACAAATTTCTTTGTCTTTAGGTTTAATGTGGGGTGAATCTTGCGAAGGTCCAAAAACAGATAGAATTATTGATATTCTAGAAGAAAGTGATGACGATGAGAAATTTGTTATTACATCGTCTTATTCTACATATCTTAAACCACTTGCTAAGCTATTAAATGAGCGTGGGATTAAAACTGTATGTTTGACCGGTGCTAGTTCTACAGAACAACGTACTAAAATGGAAAATGATTTTCAAGCTGAGAATTCAGATATTAAAGTATTTCTATTCTCTACCAAAGCAGGTAGTGAATCAATTACTTTAACTGCCGCTAATACTATTATCTTTACGGATAAACCTTGGACTGCGGCTTCGGAAGATCAAGCTGTTGGACGTATTAAACGTATTGGTCAAAATAAGAAGATGAAGAAAATTGTTTTGGAAGCTGAAAATACAGTTGAACAATACATTCAAGCTATTATTGACCAAAAGCGTAATATGTTTGAAGAATCTATTCCTGTTTCATTAGTTCGTGCTATGTTGTTTGGCAGTAAATAAATGAGAGTATTTGCTTATTTAAGTCAACCAAGAAAATTCATAGTAACTTTGGCGGTAATAAATGGCCGCCAGAAACGTTTAGAATTGAGTGGGGAACATGAGTATTTATATGTAAGGGATGAAAAAGTCTTTTACAGAAATGATATGAATGATTCCAGGATCAGAGTTTTTGGTTTATCTGCGAGAACATTTACTAAAATCTTTATAGAATTTTGGAACATGCAGGATAAACTATCCGCCAAAGGAAAATTAAACGAATACGTTTGGAATAGAGACAACAAATGAAAACAACAATTAAACAAGCAGAAGAAATCATTTATGGTGATAGAGAGCAAACTTATGGTCACCCATCATTAAATCTAGCTAAAATTGCTAAGATTTGGGAAACTATTATTGGGGTGCCAATTACTATAGATCAAGTATGTTGGGCTATGGTAGGAGTAAAAATGGCTAGAGCATCTAATCCTAATGTAGATAGACATATTGATAATGAAATAGATGCTATTGGTTATCTTGCATTAATTGATAGATGTCATGAACAATTATCACAACCAGAATTTGATTTTGTTGAAGAACAAAACAGAATTGATATTCAAGTTAAAGAAAGACTGAACAATCAAATTAAAGAAGTTGTCAGTGGAATATTATATTTTGACGATGGTACACAATATAACGTTTTAAATAAAAGAACTGAACAATTCGACACATATATTGGTCACGGATATGTTTTAAAAGAAATTTACGATAAAATGGATAAAATTCAATTTGTTTTTAAAGAATATAGTCCAGTTGAAGAAAATGCAAATTAATATTGATCCAGCACAATTTTCGTCTTTAATTATAAGTCAAGGACCATGTAAAGCATTAGTTACTTGGTTAACAAATATGTTTCCAGAAAGCTATATATGGATAGAAAAAGGAATCATTGAAGTAAATGGAGCTTATAATATTAAAATTCCACAGGAATATTTTGATAGAATTAATGATGGTAGTTTATTTGACTGTGGGGAAGAAATATACTTAGAAGTAGAAAATGCTCACATTGTGTTTAAACCATACCTTAAGACTGAATGTATTGTCAATGGGAACCTAGTTAAGATTTGTTTCCCAAAGAATGGGAAATACGCTAAGTTTTATTGTAAACCTAATTATGGAATTGAGCCACCAACTGAAGGAATTAAATTTAGCATAGACATCAAAGACTATACCACCCCAACTATAGATAAATTTAATGATGTTGGATTGGCTGAATCAATTATTCCTTTTATTGAGAAATCTATTGCTTTTTACAAAACTATTAGAGAGGATAGAGTAATAAATAAAAATGTAAATACTATTGATAATTGACAGAAAGATTATAGTGGGGTATAATGAATAAGTGGGCAACAGATTGTGTAGTGGCGCAGTTTTAGTACCCACAATTTAGGGTAAGGATATATGACAGAATTACAAACAGCAATTACAACTTTTCAATCTTCATGTGAAATTGATTTAAACGAATTAACAAGTCTAGGGATAAATGAACCTGTACCTGTTACGGTAGATAAACTTCGTTTTGAAGCATCTTTAAGGTTTGGATTAAACTGTAATCATGAGTATCAATTTGATGTTTTTGTAATGGATGCAAATAGGGATTGTCAAGTTATTCAATATGATCTAGTATTTACAGATAATCAAAAACTAGACTTGACACAATTAAGTTTGTGGAATGATTTGTTCTGGCCTAAGCAGAAATTTATTGATTGGGCTAATAAATTAATTAGTTTGATTGATTCCTCAAATTGGTCAGTAGAACAGACTTGGATTAAAAATGGGAAAAGGATTTGGGAAAAAATTACAGATAACGCTATGGAAGTAATTTTTGAAAAGGAGATTGAAAATAATCAAGAATAACGGTATTTTATCTGGAAAAGCTAAACGAAAACATCCGCAAGGTAAAAGACGATTATGATAGTAGAACAATCAAACGATGGAAGATTAAACATTTCTAGTATCGGCAATATGAATTTATTTGTCTCTATTAATGTTTTATTCCAGCATAAAACTGAATTCGTATGGATGATAGGTTTCAAACCTGTAAAAGACGAAGTTTGCGTAGTTAAACAAGATTTTAGTTATGATATTCAATCTTGTTTAGATTATTTAAATGAAATGTCTGAAAGGTTTGAAGATGGTTATTCATATGCTGATATGCAAAGATGTATTGTGAGTATCATTAAATGGAAAAATGAAACAAACGAATTTTTAAATCTGCAACATAATTTTCCACAGTAAAATGGGTCCCCTTTGCCAATATTTTGAGCTATATTACATTTTAAAACCTTATTAGTTATCTAATCAGATTAACTAATAAGTTTGGAATTGTAATAGATAATTACCCCACTATTATACTTAGGTATTAGTGGGGTATATTTGTGTATAAATATATGTAAATTTAGTGGGGAATAGTAATAGATAATTGTACAGAAACTTAGGTAGGATTTAATTTAGCGTCTATATATTTATCTAAATAATTTTTAAAATAATTATAAAATTATGATTTCAGGTTAAAATAATTGTTAAGAATCTGTTAGCGGCTAACGGTTACTTTATGTCAAATGTTAAAATGATGCTGTTGTAATATATCTTCAAATGACCTTTTTCGCAACTGCAGCGAATTTGATTTAGAATAGTACATAGGTACCTGTTTACCTGGTGCGCTTTTTACGTTTGGTCCGTCTCACAATTTCAGTAGACCGCCGAACCTTGAAACCGTCTATATGTATATATCTGTGGTGCTGAGAGGGAATTTTAGAAAAATGCTGAAAAATTCGTGTAGAGGGGTTGACACTGCCCGTTCATGTGGTAGAATAGGTGTATCGGTCAGAGTACCGATTAGAAAAATATGTCCAACGACCATGCTACCGATGTATCACTTGTCGAAGAGCAAGTAGCTAATCTTACGTTCCAATTGGAACTGTTTAAAATGAGTCTCCGTATCGCTCCGGGAGAGAAGCAGATAAACAAGTCTCTCAAGGAATTAGCGCTAAAAATTCCAAAGCGATACCATGAAGTTTTAAAGGTTCTTTTTGACGTTGCAAAACCGGATGGGACTAGTGAGAAAGTTTTAATCCAAGAGATTGTAGGACCGAAAGCAATCGCATACGGTTTTAAACAGTTTCAAAATAAAGCAGATGCAGTTCACTTCTTCACACAGTGGGCAGATAAGGCCTTAGAAGCCATTCAACTAATCCCTCGTGATCTTTTAGAAGTCACAAAGGGACGTAATGCAGAGTCTGAAAAGGTTACCTTTAATGGGGAAACTAAATTAATTGCGGAATTCGCAATTGACATGGTCGCAGGTTCTAAGCTTGCTGAATATCTTGCAGGGAATATTAAAGTAGACTTTGAAAATGCAGATCAGTTGGCCTCTCTGAATCGTATTCTTTCAGTGATTAAAACCGGTACTCACCAAATTATCCCAGATGATGTTCGTTCTAAATATTTTGGTAAGAAGAAACGAGTAAAGGATGCAGTTAACGAACCAGTTAATAATGAACCAGTAACTGATGATGATGATGATGAGGATGATGATTATGCATCATCGAATGACGATCTTCTAAGCTAAGATCACGGTAACGATAGGCTACTATTCCTAAAATGGGATAGTGGCCTATTCTGGTTTAAGAACAAAATGAAAAATAATCTATCTACTTCTATTCAACAATCAAACGGGTTTTACATCCCCGGTGAGTCAGCATCTATTCCTATGTCCTTTGACTCTGATGTATCGGCTACTTTCTATGAATTCGTAACTGGACGCACAATCCCAGATGATGAGTTCACTAATTGGGAATTAGTCCACAGTCTAAAATATGGTGATGATGTACTCATGGAACATCATAAAAAGTCTATCCAAAATGAACCGGTTTCTTTTATCCCAGATACCTTTATGAGTCGTTACAATTCCAAAAATGGACCATAGATAAACCTGCCCGCTAAATCAGCCTAAATCCTCGCATTTTACCGATGCGGGGATATTTTGTGTCTACTCATAATCGGAATACCCGTTTCTTGGCGTCTAGAATCGTCTCTGCGGCATTTTTATATGACGGACCATAGAATACACGCAAGTAGGCCAAAAACGCGTAGAATCGAATCGTAGGAATTTTTAGGTACCTGACGCATAAAAATATCCCGGAGCATAAGCTTCCGGGATATTTTTGGTATGCAGCGAAACGTCAGATTGAAATTAACGTATTCGTGAGGTATTCACGGTGCCTAGCGTAAACCGTCTTTAATTCCTTAGATACCGTTAAATCAAATCCGTAAAAGTCTAGAATAGTGGAAAGCGTAATAGCATTACCTTTTCTTACGTCAAGTGAAAACTTAGGATTAAACAGAGTATTAGCTAAGTTTACAATATCGTGAACGTCGTTTACTAATTCATAATCTCTGTCTAATTCCTCCGTTGAACGGTAAAACTCAAAAATAAGCATACCGATAGCTTTAGACTTTTCTGTAGTCATTATTTACACTTCCCCATATCAACCCAGAAACCCAATTCATTAGCCAGAGTAGGTGAAACTACGTAAACCGTATGCCCGCAGAGATTCATGCAATATTGAACCTCTGTAGCCGCATATTCTGTTGTGCAGTATGCCCAGGTTAAATCATAAATATCTTCATGTTTACTCATAACGCGCCATATTCCAAATTCCGCGGATTCTTTTAAATCGTTCATCTAAAATATCCTACTAGGTTATCGGATGAATCGTCGAAAACTTCTACAGTACCGTGGTGTGGATTTATTGATAGGTAAACCGGTACCCTGCAGTTTTTGATCTGCAGATATTTACGTCCAGTGAAAGGATCGTAGATAACCGGATAACCTGATCCGCTAATTCCGAATTCCTCAGAAAACTGATTGTTAGTTTCAATTCTCCCAAGTGGCAAAAAGTTAGTAACCATGTGTGTTTCCTTACTTCTATTGAAGTACATAAGATTAGACGTAGTAGGATACAGAAAAGTTACCGATTTAATTGCTAATTGCAGCACAAAATTCATAAGTAGATAAATGTATACATACATGTAGACTAATGTATACCATTTTTATCTAATGGTACATAAGTAATCAATTCTTTATCTAATGTAGATATATGTATGTATACTCTTGCTTGCAAAAGAAATAAAATTGCATTGGGTCCCTTTTGACCCTCAGGTTATTTTGTAGAAAATCTTACTTAGCTATAAATTATAACCAACTTATCTATTCTTAAACAATTCAAACTTTTATCTCATGATTTCTTTATCAAAATAATTTATAACTAACTTACTAATTGTTTTTCCTATTAATCTTTTTCTCTCTACCATTACTTCGGCCCATTGCTGGGATATATAGTTACACTATATATACCCTTGCATTTATGGGTGCCGGCCAGGTGCGACGGATAAAGCTTTATCCGTTCATTTTAGGTTCAAAATACCCCCACTAGACCGGTAACGGATAAAGACGGATAAAGGGTATTTAGGCCTGATTAGCTTTACCCGTTCCGAATCGTGCCTTTATCCGTTCCAAAATACCCCCATTTTGAACCTAAAACCGGCCAAAATTGAACGGATAAAACGACCGGTAAACCCTTTACCCGTTAACGGATAAAGCGACGGATAAAGACGGATAAAGGGTATCCGAACCGGCTTTACCCGTGGTATAATGGCGATAGATAGGGGCGATCGGGCGTATGTCGAATATACTATTAGAAAAATCAATTCTTGATTACCTAGAAAATAATCAAGTTGCTATCAAAAGCTACATTAAATATGAGCTAACTAGGTGTGCAAAAACGATGTCTGATAATGAAGATTTTGAAGATTTGTATACAGTAGTTTATATAAAGCTTTGGAATACATTTAAAATAGAATCTATGATTGGCATAAGCATGATCTCATATTGTCAAATGACAATTAAAAATGCTGTGCAAGATTTAATTAGAAAAAGAACAGCAAATAAAAGAGATGCAAGGAAAACTATACCTTGGGATCCAGAATTAGACTTTGCAATACCTGAAGAACCAGAGGATGATGTAAAAATTCTATTTAAAAACAACTTTGGAATGACTGTAGAAGAGTTGTTAATCAAAATAGAAAGGATAGATTCCCCACTGACATATGTAGAATACACTGCAATTAAAAAGTTTATTGAAAACGATGGATCTTTGTATAAAAATGGCGGTGAAAATAAAAAATATAATCGTCCATTCAATAGAGCAATAGCAAAGCTAAAGGAAATGTATAATGTCAGTTAAAAGTAGGGTTCCTGAAGAATGGACTACAAGTCTAGATGGTAAAAAGATTTGTGGTGCTCTTAAAAAAGATGGATCAAAAGCTGAATGGGATGAAATGAAATATGATCCTTATTATAATAAACATGGAATTACCCCACTAGAATTAAAATTAAACCATCCGGACAAATTTCAAAGAATGATTTGTCATGCTCCACCTACTTCTGATCCTAATTATTCTTTAAGTGGAAGATGCAGAAATCATGGCGCTCATGGTGGTCGTCCAATTAAAGATGGGATTGGTAAATATTCTAAACTTAGACAATATACAAGTCCTGGTCGATTAGAAGAAATATTTGACGAAAACAAAGAACATAATGATCTAAAAGCTGAATTAGACATTATGACTACCATAATTGATGAAAAACTGCCTGCAGCTTTGTCAGATACAGCTTCTGCTGCCAATGAAGTTTTACGCGGACATATCCATCAATTAAAATTAGCTTTTTCTTCACTTGACCCAGAAAAAATCAATTCCATTCTAGATAAAATGGAAAAAATGATTGATGATAATTTGCAAAGTAAAACTGCTCAAAAAGAAACAGTATCTTTGCTTAAAGAATACTCTGACATGGTAAGAATTAACCATGAAATTAAACAGAAAGCTGAAGCTCATTTTCCAAAATCAGCGTTGGTAGTTAATACAGTATTAATTGTAAACTTAGTAAAGGAATTTTTAACAGATGCGCAAAAGCAACTCCTCAACCGAAGATTGGAAAATGCAATTGAGAATGGGCGTCTCGGAGGCTTTATTCCCGAAGAATATAGAAATGATCCAATTGTCAGACCTTTCAATTCGGGACAAGAACAGGAAAATAATTCCGTTGTGTTTGAATCAAGCACAGCAATTATACCTAGAGAAGAATCCTAAGCTACAGACATTTAGAGGTAACCGTGAAATAATTCTTAAAGCCCGTCAAATGGGCTTTACAACTTTAATTGCGGCTAAAATGTTTTTAGATACAGTAAATATACCAAATACTGAATCTATAATGGTAGCTCAAGATGAAACTAACGCTAAAAAACTATTTAATCTTATTAAAAGGTTTAATGAAAATCTTCCACCTGAGTTAAAACGTAAAGTTGGCACTGATTCTGTAACTAAACTTGAATTTAGTGAGATTAATTCTGTTTTTACTGTTGGTTGGGCAGGTTCTGCTAAACTAGGTCGTGGCGGCACACTAAATAATGTTCATTTTTCTGAAGCTGCTTTTTATACTGATGCTGGTCCACTAATCAGTGGTTTGCTAGAATCTGTCCCACTTGATGGAAATGTATTTATGGAAAGCACCGCAAACGGTGTTGGAAATTATTTTTGTCAAGAATATAGAGATGCAGAAGAAGGAAATAGTATTTATAAAGCTAGATTTTTCCCTTGGTATATAGATCCAGCTTATAATATTCCATTAGATGATGAAGAAGAATTTTCCCCCACTGATGAAGAGTTTAAATTAATTGATCTGTATGATTTAACTTTTGGTCAACTTAAATGGCGACGATATAAAGTTTTAGCTTTAAGAAATACAAGACGAGAAGGAACCAGCGAAGAAGGAGAATTCCCACAAGAGTATCCAATTAATGCTCAAGAGGCTTTTCTTACAACTGGTGTTGGATTTTTTAATAATTCGTTTATTGATACTGAGCTTGCTCCTATTGCTGCATCAAGTGAAAAATTAAAAATAGAGGTGCCTAGAAAATATAATTCTATTTGGCAAGAAAGTAAAAGATCTAACGTGTCTTTAACTATTTATGAACTCCCACAACAAGGTCATAGATATGTTATAACTGCTGACCCATCCGAAGGTTTAAATCAAGATGGACAATCAGACAGTTGTTCAACAGATATTCTTGACTCTGAAACAATGAATCAAGTAGCTACATTGTATGGAAAATGGGAACCACAAGTATATGCTGAATTATTAAATGATTTAGGATTGTGGTATAACACTGGTTTGATAGCTGTAGAAAGGAATAATCATGGTCACTCAGTTTTAAATACGTTAATTAATGTATTAGAATACCCTCATGTATACTATGGAACTGAATATGATGTCAAAAACAAAAAACAGACTAAAAAACCTGGACATCATACAAATGTAAAATCTAAAATAATGGCACTAGATTCTTTAAATGAATTAGCTATGGATGGATCTTTGATAATTAGATCTAACAGAACTCTAACTCAAATGAAAAATTATTCTAGATTGCCTGGTAATAAATTTGGTGCATCTATAGGACATGATGATGCAGTAATGTCTTTAGCAATTGGATGTTCTGTTTTGAAAGATGCTAGAGCATTAAAAGCTTTTAAAGAAAATAGAAAAAATACAGCAAGGCCTGTAATGTTCAAATATAAAGGTTCGGTAGCTTTTCAATGAGCGATTATATAAATACAAACTTAGTTCCTAAAGGCTCTACAGAATATGTAAAAAGAGCTTTAATTAGTCAGGCATATTATGATTTGAGTCCTTATCCTCAAGTATCTTTTAGAAACTGGAGTACAGAAAGACTTGGACCATACCCCACTTGTTTATCTTTGCCAAGGCAAATTATTAAACGACCAGCTAGATGGTTGTTTGGTAAACCACCAGAAATGGAATTTTCTCAAAGTGAAGATATTGACAAATCTGTAAAAAAGATTTGGAAATATAATAACATGGAAAAGAAATTGTTAAGTCTAGCAATTAATGGTGGAATTGAAGGCGGAGTTGTATTAAAATTCTGCTATGATGAGTCTTGGGAAAGACCGGTACGAATTAATATTCTTTCACCAGCAACAGAAGTTAGATTTTTTACTGATCCTCATGATGTAGATACTGTTGAAATGGTTCGAATTCAGTATAAATATACTGGACAAGACGGTATTGATTATGTTCATAGAGAGGAATGGACAAAAGATGAGGAAATAAGATATAACCCACTAAAAGCGGATGCTTATAACACTCGCGGAATGAGTGTTATTCAACAAGGTCAATTGTATATTAACAATAATGACAAAACTTGGGTAATCTCTCAAAGACTGGAAAACAAATTTAAAATAATTCCTATTGTTCTTATTAAAAATATAGATACTTTAAGTACGTTTGGGGAAGGAGATATTTTTGAATTGTGGCCTTCAATTGATAGAATTAATCTTTCTTATCATTTGATGGACAAATCCAATCAACAAGAGATAGATCCTACAATTATATTAATTGATTTGGAACCAAAAGATGACGACTCTATGGATCATCCTGGTCCTGGAGCTAAACTTGATTTGAAGTCGTTAGATAATGGGGACGGTTCTACCAAGCAAGGCCGAGCTGAAATATTAGAAAGTAATAACAAAATTCGTGAGTATATTATGAAATATGCTGATGATATGAAAGCTATGCTTTTTGATACTACTGGTTCAGTGTTTCCACGTCAAGCTGACGTAACAAACAAAGGAAGTCTAACTCAATCTGTTTTAATACAGATGTATCAACCATTGTTAGAAGTTTTGGAAGAAAAACGTAAAAATTATGGTGAATTTGGAATTTCATTGTTTATAAAGACAATGATTATCGGGTTAGCAAATTTTGGTCACAAAGAATTTGTAAGTATAAAAGGAGCAAATATATGGGATATTGATTATAATTTAACTTGGTACACACAGTTTCGTTCATCTGCTGACGAAATGTTTAGTGATTTCGATAGAACTGATCGAGAAGTTAAAGGTGGTTATATTTCTGCAGAAGTTGGTGTAAAACGAATTTCTCAAATGGAAGAAATACCTTTAAGTGAAAAAGATATTCTTGAACGAGTAAAAGAAGTAGAAAAATCAAAAGAGGAAACAAAAGAAAATGGACTTACAAAATCTACTGAGCCCGGTGGAAACCAACACGGACAATTCGGAGATAAAGCCGGAGGAAACAAAAACTCCAAATCTTCAAAACAACAACAAACAGGAAACGGAAAAGTTAAAGATGCCAACTGAAGAAACAACAGCAAATAGCAAATTAATCTCACTTTCAGAACTTGATATTCAAAAGTGGGTAAATTCTCAGCTTAAAGATGGAAATGTAGCTGAAATCAATCGTGATGAAGATGATAATATTGTCTGGGATGGTTCAATGACAGCTTTGTCAGTTCTCGGATACCCTTATATTCTTGTGGATAAAGTTTTAACTGACCCATCTAAGAATGTACGAGAAGTATTTCCAAAATATCAAGAAGTTGGATTGCCTCTTATTAATCTTGGATTTTCTCCAGAACATCAAGGATTTTTTGTTGTGCGGAGTGATGTATATGAAATTTAATCATAATTATAAGGTTTTAATCTGCGGAGAAGGAGAGGAAAATTCTACTATTGCACAAATGCGAGCACAAATTGATGCAGCAAATGCTGCAGCTAAAGCAAAAGAAGCAGAACTTGAAACAGCTCGTCAACAATTAAAATCAATACAAGCTGCAGAATTGACTGAAGCACAAAAACTTCGAGCTGCCTTAGAAGAAAAAGAAAAAGAAGTTGCTAAACTTACCCCACTTCAAGAACAGTTGCAAGCTGCTCAAAAGGAAAATGAGACAAATAAAGGTATTTTGTTGTCTCAATATGAAGAATTAATTGCAGCAATTCCTGAAGATAAACGTGCGGCGATTAGGTCAGCAACTTTTATGGAAGGTAATCCTATTGATTCTTTGAGTCGAGTAAAATCTATTATTTCTGTTACTGATTTTAAACCTCCAGCACAAGGTCAGATTACTAATCCTGGTGGTGGAGGTGCAACTAAAGAAAGCAAAGAAGAGAATACTCCACCTAATATGAAACAAATTATTAAAACAGGTTGGGGTCAAATTCTAAAATCAAATAGTGGATAGTTGGTGTAGTTTGCTTGGGTTCATCGTATTATATTATGGACCCAGGCCATTCTTGGAGAGTTAGGAATAAATTATGAATCGAAACTACGATCTATTAATCTGTGGAGCTGCTGCTGATGCAAATGCAATTACGCTCTCAGAATATGGGGTAATGTCGAATCAACCATTTATCAAGAAGATTATTTCTTCTTTGCTTATTAATGGAATGGTTCTTGGAGATATCCCACTCGTCACTGATAAAACTATGGTTCAGAACGGTTCTCGTTGGATGGATAATCTTCCAACTGTTAACTGGGCTAAACTTAATGAAGGAACTACTGTTACTAAAGGCAAGCCGACTCCTTATTCGGAAAATGCTTGGCTTATGCGAAATGCAATTGATGCAGACAATAAGATTATTGAAGACCGTAATCAAATTGTTGATCCTCGTGCCGCACAGCTAGATGCATATCTTAAAGCTGTTTCTTATGATTTTAATGATAAGTTTATCAATAATGATCATTTGAGTGGTGATGAGGATTCATTTATTGGTTTGCGTTATCGTTTGGATAACCCTTCAACTTTTCGTCTTGCATCTGAATGTAAAATTGATGCTGGTGGAGTTGATCTAAGTCCTACTGGTATGACTTCTCAAACTGCAAATACTTTTATTGAGTATTTGGATCAATTACTTTCTTTTCTTGGTCGCGAAGAAGGCGACGGTGTTTTTCTTTATATGAATGACACTTTGAAACGACGTATGGCACGTGCAATTCGTGTACTAGGAACTGGTGCAGGATTTAATATTGTAACTGATGCTTACGATCGTACAATCTCTAAGTATAAAAATGCTACTGTTGTAAACATTGGTCGTAAAGCTGATCAATCTACTCGTATCATTACTAATACTGAAACTTCTACTGGTGCTGCAGGTGCAAGTACATTTACAAGTATTTATGCCACTGTATATGGAGAAGAAGCACTTATGGGTTGGCAATTTGAATCTATTGATAATAGTTGCAAAGACGTAGGTTTGATTGGAAATGACTCTACAATTTCTCGATTGTCATTTGATTATGCAGTAGGTTTGCTACCTAACCATAGTCGATGTCTCGGTCGATTGTATGACATTAAGATGAGCTAATAAAGAAATGGTAGATTATAATTTTACTCTGCAAACTACCGTTACTAAAACGGCAACATTTCAAGGTGCTGGTTTTGATCTAAAAACTGGCACTCCACGACAAGGATTTACTGCACGATTTTTGATTACTTCACTAATTTCTGCAGCTACTGCTGGAACTGTATTTACTTGTAGTATTGAACATAGTGATGATAATACTACTTATAGTACACTTTCAGCGGCTCCTCCAATTACTGGAACTACTACTGCTCAAAGTTTTGAACCGTTTGTAACGTTTTCAACTCCTAAACGATATATACGTGCAGTAATGACTTTATCTAGTTCAGCTGGAACTCCTAGCGTAACTTATAAAGTAGAGCCAAAACTAACTTGGCCATAAATAAAATAGGCCTTGGCTGAATTTGGTAGGTTTGGCCCCTCATATAAATGATCCTAGAGGAAATGTAAAACATTTAGGTCTATTTTAATACCCCACTAATTAATAAATTAGTGGGGTATCTCTATTTATGAGGGCTGCCATTTAAATGAATATTCATATTAAACCCGAAGATATAAACAATCCAAACTTTGCAAATTTGCACGAATCAAATATAGATAAAGCTATATTAGCTACACCTTTAAATAGTGAGCTATATATGTTGAAAGGTATTTGTGCAATCCATCGTGGTGATTATAATGAAGCGCTGGATTACGCTTTACAAGGTATAGGCCTTGAACCATACAAAGCAAGTAATTACATAACTTTAGCTAGTGTTTACTATCTGCTAGAAAATTATGTGGCTGAAGGTGAGTCTTATGAAAAAGGCTACAGCATTTCAAAAACATGCGCTAGTTTAAATTGGAATTACTCCCATTATCTTTTAAGGACTGGACAATTTAAATTTGGATATGATTTATATAGATGGAGAAAAGTACATCTTAATGGTCATAGAAGGTTTTTGACTCCAGATCTTGCCAGTACAAAACCTTACAATTATTTTTACAAAGACATAATTAGTACCCGCAAACAAAGTGGAATAATTGTATGGGCTGAGCAGGGATTAGGAGATATAGTTATGTCTCTATCATATCTACCTATGTTAGAGAATTTTTATACAGAAGTGATCGTAGAAGTACCAGAACAACTATATAATCTAGTTTACATAAATAAGAATAAACTAGGTGTAAGTAAGGTTGTTCTAAAAACTTCTGACGGTAGTTTTCCGTTTGATATTGAACACTATGACAATGTATCTTTGATGGATTTACCGTACTTCTTTCATAAAGAAATACCTATATTTATGGGTGATAGTTTATATACTCCCACTGATGTAGATAATACTTGGTTGGCATTGTTGAATGAGATTAAGGGTAAAAAGATTGGTATTAACTGGAGGGGATCTGCTGTACATCCTAATGATAAAAATAGATCTGCAAACATTAATATTTTTGAACCTTTATCTAAAGTAGGTTCTTTAATATCTTTAGATTTAGAAGAACCACCTAAGACAGATTTTGAAGTTTATAATGCTTGTGGTGGTTTTGTTAGCGCAGAATACACTGCAAGTTTAATTTCACAACTAGATTATGTTGTGACAGTAGATAGTTTTATAGCTCATTTAGCTGGTTCTCTAGGTGTTAAAACTTGTCTACTTCTACCTTATCAAAATGAATGGAGATGGTTGGACGGTAAAAAACAAACCTGGTACCAATCTGTAGATTTATTCAAACAAGAAATTAAAGGAGATTGGAACATTCCTATTGAGAATGTTGTAAAATACATAAAAAATGACATATAATCATCTATTTGATCCCGTAATTGCCGGAATAGTCACAGCAATCACCATAGATCTTCATGCTTGGAGTCAAGATCCAACACAGAAATTTGACTTTAAAATTGCTAGTAAAAGATGGATTGCTGGCGGTGTGATTGGAGCTGTAGCTTTAATTAAAAATTATCTAGGTATTTAATATGAAAACAGTATGGCCTGTAGCTCAAGATATAAAAGACATAGCTACTGCTATGGGCTCGGCTCTCCCTTCTAGGATAACTGATACAGTTATAAATCAATGTATAGATGGGGCTGTTAGAAATATTATTCAACATACAAAAAGAACTTGGATACCAGTTAACGA